GAAACATTTTACATTAATTCAGAATTTGCACAACAATTAGGATACTACAAAAAGATTCCTGAATTGAAAGCAGCAATAGATGCTAAAGCAAGATGGACAATAGGTAAGGGATATACTTCAAATCCAATTACAGAAATGTTCTTAGATACCATGACTGGATTTGGTAAAGATACATTTAACAAAATTCTAGAGAACCAAATGAAAACTGCTGAGATTGGTGGAGATTCGTTCGCTGAAATTATAAGAGATGAAAAAGGGGACTTAATTAACTTAAAACCATTAGACCCAAGCAGAATACAAATTGTAGCTAATAGCAAAGGAATAATACAAAGATATGAACAAATAAATAAAGCAGGATCAGGTAAAACGGGATTAAAAGCTTTTTCCACTGAAAAAATATTTCATCTTAGTAGAGATAGAGTAGCTGACGAAATACATGGAGTAAGTGTTGTTGACGCAGTTGAAGAAACAATATTAGCAAGAAATGAAGCAATTCGGGACTATAGAAAACTTCTGCGAAGAAATATCTACCCTGTTCGTATTTTTCACCTTGATACTGATAATACTTCAGAAATTGCAACATTCAAGGCACTACAAGATAAAGCTCAATACGAGGGTGACAATATTTATATTCCAAAGGGAGCTGTAGAAACAGAAATATCAGCTGTTGCTTCAAATGCAACATTGAATCCTTTGCCTTGGATTCAATTATTAACTCAAAAATTCTATCAAGAAGTAGGAACACCACAAATCATTGTAGGTGGAGCACAAGAAATTACTGAAGCAAGTGCAAAAATTGCTTACTTAGTATGGGAACAAACAGTTGAAGAGATACAACTATACATAGAAGAACAAGTTTTGGCTCAGTTAAACCTTGAAATTAACTTAGAATTCCCAGCATCTTTACAACAAGAATTGTTAAGTGATGGTAGGAAAGATGTAGAAAACGGTGCAATATCAGATGAAGATGTAAGTGCACAACAGGGGGTGGGTTTGAATGGTAATCAAGAGCAGGAACGTCAAGAAGAGGGAAGCTGAAGAAAAGAGAATTAAGAAAGGTGGAGAGAAGAAACCAGCTAGAAAGAAAACATCAAGTTCGGCACAATCAACAGGCGGATTCAGAACAAGTAATGGAAAATTAGTAGAAGGTTCAGGTACAGGTAAATTCACATCAGCTAAATCAATTGAAGATACTGAAAGGATAAACAGAGAAACAAGTTTCAAACCAGCTAAGAAAAAGAAAACATTTGAAAGTGATTCTCTTACAGGTGGTAAGGGAACAACAACTAGAAAAACAACTCCAGGTGGAACTCAAGTAACAACGACTTTACTATCGGAAGAAGACTTAGGATTAGATAGCAGTGATGTAGGTCAAAGTGAAAACCAAGTTGATGTAGAACAAGAAGAATCAGATGAAGATAAAGATTTAAACTTCTCACAGAAATTAGAGAAAGACTTAGGTGGGTTTGATGCAGTTAAACAAAGAATAAACGAAGCGTTTATTGGGGGTGCATTAGCCTTAGGTCTTGGAGCGATAGGTGGAAAGATATTAACACTTGGTGGAAAATTCTTAAAGGGAACAAAAGTAGGAGTTAATATAGCTACAAAAGTAGAAACAGCAGCTAAACTAACTAAAGTAACAAAGAATGGTGCAAAATTTAATAATCTAGAAGATATAGTAAGTAAAGGCCCTTCAGTTACAAAAGCAGCAGCAGGTGGAAGAGTTAGAAGTACAACAAGAATAAAGACAAATAGTAAGACGGCAAGAAAGAAAGCAGGAATTTTAAAGAGTGTAACTACACCATTAAAATGGGGATTAACTGCATTAGGAACTTTATCGGGTTTTGCTTTTGCTGGACAATTCCTTGCAACGCAAACATATAATGATAGTGCAGATGCAATTGATGGATTAAAGTTCGCAATGTCAGCTGCAAGAAGAGATGAAGATGATGAAGAAGCTGAAAGATTAGGAGAAGTATTTGATGATACCTATGACGCATGGGAAGAAACTGAAGGATTAGGAATTTTCAATTACCCTAAAGCAGCTAACTTAAAGATACAATCAGCTAAAGAAGTTAGAGAAAGTATGCGGAGACAAATTGCTAAGAAGAAAGAAAGACAGGCAAAAACCATAGGGAATTTGGAAGAAGAAGAACAATTAGCAGCCGTATCTGAACCTAAATGGGTACAAACAGAGAATGGAAAATACAAACCAAATTTAAGAAACCCCTTATGGAAGAAGGAGAATGGTAAGAATGTCTGGACTGGAGATTAAAGATGTTCCAAAAAATACAAAAAAAAGCAATGGAGATGTCTGGGTACGAAGACTACTTGCTATTACTAAGTTGGTCGCTGCTATTGCTCCTATAATAATAGTTATTTACACAAGTAGATAAAAAATAAATTTCCTTCTCCCAAGCAAGTGGGGAAGAAGGGAAATTTATGTTAAGAGAAAAAACAAAGGTGAAAAAAAATGACAGAAGAAAATGATGAACCATTAGAGAGTGCAAAAGAAGTAGAAGATAGGGAAGAAGCGGAGAGAAAAAGAAGAGCTGAACTTTCTCCATTAGAAAAAGCAGAAGAAACTTTGGAAGCAATTAAATCTGAGAATGAAAGAATGTCTAAACTTGTAGACCGTCAAGAAAGATTAAGAGCTACTGAAATGTTAGGTGGACATTCAACTGCTGGTCAAGAGAGCAAGAAACAAGTTGAATCAGATTCTGATTATGCTAAGCGAGTAATGGCGGGTGACTTATAATGGCACCAAAAGAACCAAAAGACTTACAAATAAAGATAGGCACTAAAGAAGAATCTTTCTGGACTAGCATGAAAAAAGAAACATTAGAGCAGAATACAAATGCTAGAAGAACATTAGAATTAAACGCAGTATTGTTAGAATATTGTGAAAAAAGAATAAAACAGGAGGAAGAAAGTAGAAAAGATTAAATAAGATATCTACTTTCTATAATATACTATGGCAAATGAAGCAGTATTAATGTACGAAACCCATAAACCAATTCCGTTCACTGTAGCGGATGGCACAGGGATTGAAAAAGGAACACTTCTTAAATTAACAGACCCAATGACAGCCTCAGCATCTGATGGTGCGGATGACATTGTGTGTGGAATTGCAGCAGAAGAAAAAATTGCGAGTGACGGTAACACTAAGTTAGCTGTTTATCGTGGTGGAATCTTCAGAGCACTAGCAGGAGAAGCAATAACAGTAGGTGACCCATTAACAAGTCACTCTGTAGCTAACGAACTTATTGTCGCAGATGTAAATAATGAACAAACCTTTGGTATTTCATTAGAAACTGCGTCAGATACAGACACTTTCCTATTCGAGTTAAGACCTTGGGCAGGACAACTAGCTTAGAGGTATAAAAATATGGCAGATAAATCATCACAAGCGGACATAAGAGGTTTAGATATTGATAAGTTAGCAAAAGGTTTTGCTGACGAAATGAATGTTTTCAAAAACTTCGTTACTATGTCTAAAACTAAAGCACGAGAAATCAGATGGTATCAAAAGACCGCAGGTTTCTTAGACAGTACAGATTCAACAGGTATAACTTTAAGTCATATGTCTTTGACTGCAAGTAAAGCACTACCTGTAGCAGTTGAACAAAGTTGGACTAGAAAAACATCTTACGTAAAGAAGTTCTTTGTAGAGTCTCCATTATTTTCAATGGAAGATTTAAAAGATTCTGATGTGGATGTACTAGCAACTAACGTTAGAGACTTAGTACGTGGAGTAGCAAGAAAAGTTGACTTACGGATCTATTCCGTATTAGTTGAAGCAGCAGCTGCAACACCTACAACACCTAACCCAACTGATACATTAACAACTGCAGCAGTAGCTGACGGTTGGAATGATGCTACAACTGGAAATCCTATTACAGATATCCTAGTTGGTAAGCGGAAAATAAGAGCACAAAGTTACGACCCAGAAGGTAGTATCTTACTAATGAATCCTATCGAACATCAGTTCTTACTAGAATACTTGATTGATGTAAAAGGATCCAGCATCCCACAATTCTCTTCAGAGAAAGTGAGAAGCGGAGTAGTAATGGAACTATTAGGATGTAACGTAGTTGTTTCCGAGAATGCTACAACTGATTTTGTAATCCAGTTTGTACCTAACAGAAGTGTAACATGGAAATCTTTCATGCCAATGACTTCAGTAGTTATGGACGACCCAGGATTAGGTAAGAAGGTTAGAGTATGGGAAGAAGGAGAAGCTCTTTTAACAGATCCAAAATCAGTTCACATCATAACAGATACAACAGTTTAAAATGACTAAAGAAAACGCAAAGAAACTGTACGAACATTACTGTGAAGCAAGTAAAGATTCAAATCTTACTACTCAATCACAAAAAGTAATGAAAGAAGCAGCAGAAGATATGTTAAAGAAGCACCCTGAGTTTAAAGAAGCACCTAAGAAGGAGGAATCCAAAGATGCCAAGAAACCAAAGGGACAATAACAATACTCATGCAGCAGCTTTTACCATAACAAACCACACAGCAGACTTAGCACTTGACTGCAACAGTACAAGTGATGGTGAGTTAGCAGACATCGTAGGCGAAGTCGTTAGACAACTATCTGACATGGGTTTACTAAACGCAACAGTAACCACTTAATTTTTTTTATTTCTCTTTCTACACAATAAATTTAAATAGTTTAATACTATTACTACAATATGGCTAATACATCAGGAGAAAAGGAATTGAAAAGGAATTGGCCAGTAGTCTCTGGTCTTGAAGCAACTGATAAACATGAAGGAAGAGTATCGAACTTAGTTCCATTGAAAGGTAGCTTTATACCAAGACGAGAAAAGGTGGGAATGCAATGACTGAACGAACTAATAAAATTCTAAAACATTTAAAGACAGCTCCTAAGATAGTATCTAAACCATCAGGTTTTGTACTACCTAATCACAGTGGAGATCACAGTAGGGGTAAGGTAAGAGTAACTGCTGTAGGTGATACTGACATAGCTAACAAGAAATATGTAGATGATAATGCTGGTGGTGGAGCAGGTGATGTAGTAGGTCCAGCTTCTTCAACAGATAATGCAGTGGCAAGATTCGATTCAACAACAGGTAAACTATTACAAGACAGTTCAACTCTTATTGATGATTCTGAAAACGTTACTGGTGTAAATAATATTACTTCAGCAGCAGGAGTAATGTCAATGGCTGCTGACACTGATACAACTAATATTTTTGGAAGGTTTGCAACTCATTCAACCAACAGTGACTGGGCAATGTTAAGTCACTATGATGATAGAGCAAGTGGATCAACTTATGGTATAGCTCTAAGAACTGGTGGTGAGACAATCATTAACAGTTCATCAAGTAAAACTATTAAATTTACATTAAATGGTTCAACTGTATGGAACTTCACAACTGCAAGTCACTTGGAACCAATATCTAACAACAGTAAGAATATAGGTTCAGCAGCAGTACGTATCATGAGTTTGTATGCTGGAACTATTATCCATCGTGGTGTTACTGCTGGTATAACTGCTGGCACTACACAGTCTCAAGGACAGGGAGCATTAACCACTGAAGTTAATGAAGTAGCAACAGTTGCTAATGCTAATGATGTAGTAACTTTAGCTACTGCTGTAGCTGGTGCTCAGATGATAATAATGAACAATGGTGCAAATACTTTACAAATCTTTCCAGCTAGTGGTGACAATCTAGGAGCTGGTGTAAACACATCAACAACTTTAGCAGCTGGTAGTAATGTAAGATATGTTGCTTATGATGCAACTAATTGGGAGAATGTATAAAATGGAATATTCAAAAACTAAAGATAATCAATTAAAGACAAGTGAACCTCAAGCTAACACTGAAAGATTCTATGATATGGAAACATTGAAAGCTGAATGTGCTAAGTTCAATAAGTTACTTGAAGAAGCTAAGAAACTAGGCTTAAAGTAATTACTCCTACTACTATCTGTTATTGTATTCTAGAATGTGGTTGTTGTAATATATATATATATTATTACAGTACTATCTAGAGAACTAGTAAACTAATATACTAGTAAACTAACCAACTATATAAAGATTTCTGACTAAAT